CACCTACACCGGATGTTAATTACAATTTTAGGATCTATTTTAATAAGATGCCCACAGGTTTAGGAACTAATACTTCTGGAACCTATATTAGTAGGTACTTCCCACAAGGGCTCTTATATGCAGCATTGGTGGAGGCATATGGATTTTTAAAAGGTCCAATGGATATGTTGACATTATATGAAGGAAAGTATAAACAAGAACTACAAAAGTTTGCAGCGATGCAAATTGGAAGAAGACGACGAGACGATTACACGGATGGAACAGTGAGAATACCAATCGAGTCACCGCCTCAATAATTAGGAGAAAACTTATGGCAATAACATCGGCAGTAGCAAACACTTTTAAAACAGAAATTTTAAAAGCAGTACATAATTTCACAGCTACATCTGGGAATACTTTTAACTTAGCATTGTATACAAGTTCAGCAACATTAAGTGCATCTACTACAGCGTACTCATCATCTAATGAAATAACTAATTCATCTGGAACGGCATACTCAGCTAAAGGAAACGCTTTAACAAGTGTTACACCTGTTTTGGATTCTTCAACAGCAGTTTGTGATTTTTCAGATACGAGTTGGACAACAGCTTCTTTCACAGCTAATGGTTGTTTAATTTTTAATGATTCAGCTAGTGGTGATCCAGCAGTTTGCGCAGTAGCATTTGGTGGAGACAAAACTGTTTCTAGTGGAACTTTTACAATTCAATTTCCAGCAGCAGCAGCTACAACAGCGATAGTAAGAATAGCATAAGGAGGATCTCCTTATGGCAGCAACCTGGGGCAATAATACTTGGGGAGCCAATTCATGGCAATCTGAGACTGTTACCAATTCTTTAACTGCACCATCAACTTTAACCTCTTCAGTAGGAACTGTACAAGCTCATAATGTAGAAGGTTGGGGTAGACAAGCATGGGGAAACTCTGGTTGGGGTGTAGAATATTCAGTTGCATTAAGTGCACCAGCAACTTTAACATCTTCAATTGGTAGTGTCATAGCTGCTCAATTTGTATCAGCAGATTTAACTGGTATTGGTGCAACATCTTCATTAGGGTCATTAACTCTTGATCTAACTTCTATTACAGCTTTAACCGCACCATCCACTTTAACATCTTCAATTGGCTCTGTAGTAGCTGCCAACGAAGAAGGTTGGGGTCGACAAGAGTGGGGCAACTCTGGTTGGGGTGTAGAATATGCAGTTGCTTTAACTGGTCTTGGTGCCACTTCTAGTGTTGGTAGTGTAGACGCAAAAGACATAGTTGAGGTTTCTTTAACTGCTCCTTTAGCTTTAACATCTTCATTAGGTTCATTAACTACTGTTCAACTTACAATCGCAGCTTTAACTGCGCCCTCAACTTTAACATCTGAACTTGGCGATTTTGATAATGCCGGAACTTTAGTTGGTTGGGGTAGAAATGGTTGGGGTGAAGAACCATGGGGAGATTCATTTAATAAATTAGTTCAACCGTCAGGTTTAAGCGCAACCGCTTCAGTAGGCGCTGTTGTTCCTGCTGATGTAGTAGGATTAACTGGCGTCAGTGCAACCGCTTCAGTAGGCGCTATTACTCCTGCTGATGTAGTAGGATTAACTGGTGTCAGTGCAACAGCTTCTGTGGGATCTATTGTTCCTGCAATTGGAGAAGCTTTAACAGGAATTGGCGCAACAGCTTCTGTAGGTGCTATTGCTCCTGCTGATGTAGTGGGAATAACAGGACTAGGTGCTACTGCAAGTGTTGGTGACATTACCGTAACTGAAACTCAATTAGTTCTTCCGACAGGAGTATCATCAACCGCTTCAGTAGGTGCAATCACTCCTACGAATATGTCAATTGGTTTGAGTGGATTAGGTGTCACGGCTTCTGTGGGTGCAATTACACCTGCTGATGTAATGGGATTAACTGGAGTTTCTGCAACTGCTAGTGTTGGAAATGTAGCACCAATAGGATATAATAGAATTACTGGAACTCAGAGTGGTAATTACAGCGCGGTGACAGCCACTCAAAGTGGTGGTTATACTCGTGTAGATCCAGCATAATCTATATTGACAATATGAAGAAAACAAAATATAAAAACGAATAAGTAAATTAGGAGAACAAAATTATGGCATCAACCTATACCCCTCTCGGCGTAGAAAAAATGGCTACTGGCGAAAATGCCGGTACATGGGGAACAAAAACAAATACGAATTTAGAAATTATAGAACAGATATCTGGTGGTTATATAACACAAGCTATAACATCCACTCCCACTACTTTATCTGTTTCAGATGGATCAACAGGTGCTGTTCTTGCACACAGAGTTATAGAATTTACAGGAACAATTGGTGAAGCTACTGTAGTAACAATTCCTATAGATGTTCAAGATTTTTATATAATTAAAAATGGCTCATCAGGTGCATACACAGTCACATTTAAATATGTTTCTGGTTCAGGAAGTACTGTAGCTTGGTCAGCAACAGATAAAGGAACTAAAATTCTTTATGCTACTGCTAACCATGGTACTAATCCAGATCTAGTAGACGCAACATCATCTTTTGGTGATGTAACTCTTACAGGAACTCAGACTTTAACTAATAAAACTTTAACCGCACCTAAAATTGGTACATCCATTTTAGATACTAGTGGAAATGAATTATTTATATTGACTGCAACGGGATCAGCTGTTAATGAGCTTACTTACGCTAATGCAGCCGCTGACACTAATCCTAGTTTTACGGCTACTGGGGGATCTACTAATATAGGTATTAATTTAGTACCTAAAGGCTCAGGAACTGTGCAGTATGCGGGAAATGAAATATCAACGGTAGGAAAAGCTATTGCAATGGCAATGATTTTCTAGTAATAATAAAAGAGGAATAAAAAATGGCTACACCAAATTTAGTAAATGTCGCAACGATCACACCTAAAAATGCTATGGGTGCTCTAGGCGATACAGCAAGAACTACAATGATAGACGTTTCTGCAGAGAACGCTGCCAAAGTAGATACAATTTTAATTGCTAACGTAGATGGAACTAACGCATGTGATGTTACATTAGAAATTAGCAACGATAACGGAAGTACTTTTTATAAAATAGCAAGTACAATTTCCGTTCCAGCAGATTCAACTTTAAGTTTTTTAGACGCAACCGGACCTTTATGGTTAGATGAAACAGATTTACTTTACGTTACAGCAGGAACTGCTTCTGATTTATCATGGGCCGTGTCTTACAGTGAAATGGCTGATTAATAAAGAAGGAGTTTATATATGCCTAGAATAATTAAACTAGCAAAAGGTACTTACACAGCATCAACTATTACAGTTGACGGAGAAGGAAGAGTTATTTCTGCATCTTCTGGTGCTGGTGGTGCGGGTGCTGGTGTTTTAAAACAACTTACTTTTGGTCCTGCCTCAGGAACTTATACAGCTAACCCTGCAGCAAATTTAGCAATGGCTTACATCGGCGGTGGCGGTGGCGGTGGCGGTGGCAACGGTGTAAATGGCTATAACGCTGGAAATGGTGGAGTTGGTGGATATGGTTATTATACTGGTCCCGTAACCGGAGGTAGTCCATATGCTTATAATGTTGCTGCTGGTGGATCGCCCGGTCCCAATGGTGGTCCCGCAGGTCTACATAATTCTGCCCCCGGGGGCGCAGGAGGAAGTACTGAACTAACAAATATTGGAACTGCAACTGGTGGTAATGGTGGAAACCGGGATAATGGAAATGCTGGTAATGCAGGAGCTGCACCTGGAGCAGATATAGATATTACTACAGGTGTTGGTTATAACATGCCAGCAGGTACGACAGGTGTCCCTGCAAGCATCTCTATGGATGCTTGTTTTGCTGGTGATGGCGCAGGTCCACCGACAGGAAATGGTGGAACTGGTGGAAAAGGTTATCTAGTAATATATGATAACTCGGGAACTTAATTATGGCTAAATATATGCTTTCTATAAATAATAATTATTTTAGGAATGCTTGGAATGATGAGCAAAAAGATTTTTGGGTTTCTCACGAGGGAACCTTAGATACACCTTTAGTAATAAGTGATTCTAATTTTGAAAAAGTTATTAGAAATCAAATTGGACGACCTACGATTGTTGATGGTGCATTAGTTATAGGTGAGGATGAAGATTTAGGCGAAAACGTAGCTACTTTAGATGAAATCAAAAATGGTTTATCAACATTAATTACTGCCCTAGAGTATTTCATTCAAAATAATGTAGGTGTCCCTGCAACTTTACCTCAAGATTTAACAGATCTTCAAACTTTACAAACTGCAGTGAATACTGGTACTGCTGGTTTAACTTTTGATGGTGAGGGTAAAACGCCTGCGTTTGGTTGGGTTGATGCATTATACATAGCAGGCAATACGGTTGCCCCAGTCACGTTCATTTAATCTTTACATTTTATTAATAATAAGTATATTGCTTTCATTGAAAGTAATAAATGTTTGAAAATAAAATAATCTTTGAAAGTTTTGATCCTATCTTTTCGGACAAATCAATAAGACCTACACCCGCAGCAATAAATATACCCGAGTGGTATAAAAAATTACCCAATCATCATGGAGAGCCTTCTTTAAACCAAAGAACAATTAAAATGTGCATGCCTTTTTTAGATGCAATCTCAACAGGATATGTCATAAAAAATCAACAAGAATTTGTAATTAATCAACAAGTTATCAATCCTAATTATAAAGAAGAAGGGCCTAGTTTGTGGTTTGGTATGAACCCAGATTTAGATATAACCTTCAGAGGAAGAGGTATTCCAGTTGAACTGACAGCGGGTATTCAGCACAAGCATAACCCACAGCAACTTGGAGGTAAAGAAGGGGGGTGTCCATATGTTAAACAAAATCATAATCAACCTTTTCTTAAATTAATTAACCCATGGATAATAAGAGTTCCCAAGGGGTATAGTGTTCTTTTTTTACCGGTTATTAATAAACTAGATTCAAAATTTACACCTTTAGCTGGTGTAGTGGATTGTGATACTTATAACCTACCTGTTAATTTTCCTTGTATAATTCATCATAAAGGGACTTTTACAATTGAAAAAGGAGAACCAATAGTTACAGCTATACCTTTTAAAAGAGAATCATGGAAAGCTGTTTTTAAAGAAGGTAATTTAAAAGAATGGAGACGAGGCTCATGGAGCCAATCATCTTTTTTTCAAAATACATATAAAAGATTTTTTAGAAGTAAAAAATCATGGAAGTAAAACTAAAAGACTTAATACTGACTGTGGATTCTTATCTAACTCCTGAACAAGTAGGAGCAATAATTAGAACTTATGGAAAAAGAAAATTTTCTCCCGCACGTGTTCAGATAACGGGTGCTAAAGCAGTAATTGATACAAAAGTACGTAACGTTACTGAAACTCCTATATTCCGCAATGAGAAATCAATGACGGATACACATTGGTTTAATTTTTTACTTTTTAAAACAAGGGAGTTGTCACAAAGGTATTGTAATATGCATGGAGTAGAAGACAGACCCCAAAACATGGAGAATATAAATTTGTTACGTTATGAAAAAGGAGGTTTTTATGACCTACACACTGACGCGAGTGCTTTTAACCCCAGACAACTTTCTGTTATTATTTTTTTAAATAATGATTACAAAGGAGGGGCTCTAGAATTTAGGTTTCATAATCAAAGTTATAAAATTGAACCCGGTGCAGGGAAAGCTATTATTTGGCCAAGTAATTTTTTATTCCCGCATACAGCGCTCACAGTTGAAGAAGGCGTTAGATATGCTTTAGTGTCGTGGCTAAGATGAAAAAATACTTATATCTAAAAAAATTACTTACTAAAACTGAATTAAGAATGGCACACCAATATGCTATTATAAGACATAAAAGCAATATAAATGGTTTTGATGAAGCCCAAACCCTTCTTGGTGAAACCATTTTTTATGGTGATCCACTGATGGAATCACTTTTAGAAAAATTAATTCCTAGAGTTGAAAAAGAATTAGGAAAGCCTGTTTGGCCTACTTATTCTTTTTTAAGAGTTTATAATAAATTTTCTAAACTTATAAAACATACTGATCGACCGGCTTGTGAAATAAGTATTAGTTGCACTTTAGGAGCAGATAAAGAATGGCCTTTATATGTTGGGGGTAAAAAAATAATTATTAATCCGGGAGATGGACTTTTATACTATGGAGCTAAAATTAAACATTGGAGAGAAGAGTATGATGGGGATTATCAAACACAGGTTTTCTTTCATTATGTGGAAAAAGAGGGTAAGTTTGCTGATGAGAAATTTGATAGACGACAATATTTGGGGCTTTCAAAATGATATTTAATAACGTATCTAACACAGAAGTTCACATTGAATTTACAGATGATGAAATTAAAGTTTTAAATAAACATAAAAAAATTATTTTAGAAGACAAACATTTAAAAACTTTTATAAACGAGTTAGGCAGGATAGTAGGTGATTTTCAAATGAAGTTATACAAAGGGGACCCAAAACTTGCTAACACCCTTACGGAAGAAAACACTCCCATAAAAGTTAAGTAATAAATCGTTGAATTCCATACCGATCTGATATACTACCTAATAAACAGGTTTTTATATGCTACAAAAAATAGGTTTCTTACCAGGATTCAATAAACAAGTTACATCTACCGGCGCTGAAGCACAGTGGACGGGTGGTGAGAACGTTCGTTTTAGATATGGTACACCTGAAA